CCAATTACAGTTGATGGAATTATGGGAGGATTTTTCTTGCCAAATGGTGACTTTGATGAAGAACAAAAAGAAGAACTAAGAGTGTTATTAAATTATGTACAAATATCTGATGAACAAATAAAACAATTTGGATTGGTTGATAAAGGAGTTTTAAGTACAGACAGATTAAATGAATATGAAAGTCAAAAAATTATAACTAATATTGATGAACAATCCAACCAAGAAGATAATAAAACAGAAGAAGAATCATCTGCAACAAATGAGACTAATAATAATACAACTACAACAACAGATAGAGTCGAGAATGAAAATGAGAATGAAATAAAAAATATTAATGATCGACAAGATATTATTGATCCAGCAAATCTAAATAAAGCTAGTCTTAATACAATAGGAAATATTGCTAACAATGTTATCAATACTTTAACTGGTACTCAAAGTGCTGACGCTGGCACATTAGAAAATAAACCTAAAACATCTACAGAAGACAAATCAGTTAGATATAAAACTTCTTTATCAAATAAAAAAATTATTAATGCAACAGATGTAGATATAAAAAGCAAAAAAGAAGAACCTAATGGTGTGAAGTTACAAGAACATAATTTTCCTATTTTTTATAAATTAGCAAAAGAAGCAGGTCATAAATTCCCAGAATTAACTGCTGCACAAGCAATGGAGGAAACAGGTAATGGAGATTCACCATCAGGAAGAAATAATTATTTAGGTTTAAAAGCTAATGAATTTCAAATAAGAAGAGGTCAATCATCCTTATTAGATACAGAAGAAGATTTTGGTAAAGGTAATGTACCAGTTAAAGATAACTTTACAGATTATGATGATATGAGAGATCAATTTATACAATACAAAGAAGAATGGCAAGAGCCATTTAGAGGTAGAAAAGGTATTGTTAGTGTAGATACACCTGAAGAAGCCTTAGATCTTATGCTAAGTGATCCACAGGATATGTATGCTACAGGCAAAGGTTACAAACAAAGGATTCTTCAGATTATTGAAGAAGCAAAACAAGATCCACCTTTATTTTAAAAATGACAAACACACCAATGAATCTTAATAACTCAGTAGATGCTGAAGTAGATACAGAAGTAGCAGATATTGTAGAAGATACTAAACAAGAAATAAAAACAAACAATGAAGCAATATTACAACCAAAACCAAAGCCATTTAATAATTCAGAAGTACAAGAAAAACAGAATCAAGAAATAGTTAAAGATCAAAGAAATAAAGAAATTGAAAACAGCATAGATAAATCTTCTGATACAGAAGTTACAGATGAACAGAAATATATAGAAAGCTTAAAAATAGCAATGGACAAAGAGATAGATGAATTTAAAGCAAGCAATCCAGATGCTAAAACATTTGGTGAATTTAGAGAACAACAACGTGCCAATTTTGCATCTCGTATTTATAGAGGATTAATTAATGGAAATATACAAAATATAAATAATATCTATGAATTAGGAGATGATATTGTTGATTATCTTTTAGGAGATTTATATGACACACAAAGGACTCCTGATTTTGAGTTAATACCTTTAAAAAAACCATTAGATGAAAGAACAAAAATAAGCCAACTGTTAGGTGGTTTTACAGAAACTCAAGCAGATAGAGATAGTGTTGCTTATGGCATATCCAAAGGGTTATCACAATATTTATTACCAGCGTTTAAAACAGCAGGTTTTTTAAAATCAATAGGTCTTAAAAGGTTTCAAGCTGGTTTAGCTAGTACAGCAGTTGGTACTTTTGCTATAGATCCTTATGAAGATAAGCTTTTTAATTTTTTAAAAGACAGAACTGATTTAGCACCTTTAATATATGACGTACTTACATCACCAGAAAAAGTAGGAAAGGATGGTAAATTAAAACCTGCTGACGAGAGATTACAAGCTAGGTTATATTCATTAGCTAATGATTTTATTACAGGTGAAATTTTGTTGCCAGTAACAGCCAAGACAGCTAAAGGAGCAACTAAGCTATCAATAAAAGCTATTCAAAAAACTGGCTTGGATAAAGCTTCAGCAAAAGTATTATTTGGTTTGAGAGACATTACAAAAGATAGTGTTGGTAAAGCTGGTAATGAAATGGTCGATTTCTTTATGGATCAAATTTATAAAATTAAAAGTGGTAGTAAAACACAAAGAAATCGTTTTGTAGCAAAAATTAGAGATGCAATACAAAAAGATGGTACTGATATAGCACAAGACGTTTTTAATAGACAAGAAACTAATTTAGTAGAAAGTTTAAATTTGTATATGAAAGGTCTTAAAAATAATCCTCTGCTTCAAAAATATTATATAGGAGGTGACGGACAATCTCTTAGTGGAGTTCCTTTAAGAGGATCTAAAATACAAAGAACATTTAATGCTAAAGATCTAAATAGATATTTTAAAGGTAAAAAAAGAGATGAAGCTTTTGGAGATAAGAAAGCAATAGTAGATTTTATTATGGCTAGAGGAGAAGCTATAAAATCACAAATTAGTCCAAGAAGTAGAACTTGGAACTCAATGAAAACAAAAGCAAGAAGTCAATTACCTTTAGACACAATTAACGTAATGAGTGATTTTGTAGAAAGTTTTGGTAAAGGTGGTGAATTTGATTTAGAAGCTTCAATTATTGCTTTAAATGATTTAGTAAATGAAAGTGCAATAGTCTTAAGAGATTTAACACAACAGATGGATGATGCTTTAGTTCTTAAGAAAAATGGACAGTTTGATAGCAAGCATTATGACATTTTAAAAAATGACTTTGCATTTAGCTTAAAGTTTATGGATAGTCTTTTAAATATTAAACGTCAGTCTATAGCTCCTATCTCAAGAGCTTTATCCTTAAGTAACGTAACTTCTGGTAAAGCACCTAGAGGTGGATTAAAAACTTTATTGGATTTAAAAGAAGAGGATGCTTTAGTACAGCAAGCAGCTAGAGATAATAGAATACAAAATGCAAAAGATATGATAAATCCTGATGATCCTTTAGGTGAATTTGATATTGAAGACATTTTAAATCTTGCAGATAGTGGAGATATAAAAGCAGTACAGCAGCAAATAAGAAGATTAAATTTAGCAGCAACAAATCCAAGAGCTTTAAAATTAATTCTTAAAGCACAAAATGGTACAGGAATTATAAAAATAAGTAATCATTTATTTATTAATTCAATATTGTCTAATCCTATAACACATCAAGTTAATATGATTTCTACTGGTATTAATACTTTTGGAAGACCAGTAGCTAAATTTATAGGAGCAGAAGGTAACGATACAAGATTAAGAGCAATGAAAGAATTGCAGTACTTATTTAGCACAATGCAAGAATCTACTAAAATGGCTGCTTTTGCTTTTAGAGCAAATAGAAATATTGTAGATGCTGGTGCTTCTATTCTTGAAGGCAAATCTGCTGAAAGATTAATGATGGATGGATGGACAGGTACAAGAGGTGCTTTAGGTAGAGCATTTATGGATGGTTACGGTATTCCTAGCAGATTCTTAATGGCTGAAGATGAACTCTTTAAACAAATGAATTTTAGATCTTATCTAAGAGCAGAAATATGGGAGAGAACTCAAAGAGAAATTGAAAGAGGTACACGAAGATTTGCTACAAGAGCTAAATATAATGAATATGTTAATAAACAATTTGACAGTATTATATCTGTTATCAATAGAGAATCTATGGAAGGTAAGCTTTCAAAGAGAAATTTAGAGTTAATGGAAAGAGCAAGACAATATGCAGCAGAAGCTACATTTACAGAAGATTTACGCAAAGGATCTGTTTCTGCTAATTTTCAAAATCTAGTTAATGAGTTTCCTATAGCTAGACAAATAGTACCTTTTATAAGAACACCATTAAATATTTTAAAACAATCAGCTAAAGCTAGTCCTGCTGCTTTATTAGCTGAAGAATTTCCTAACCAATTTGGTTGGATGAGAAAAGCAAGTTGGATTGATGAGCATATAAGAGAAATCAATTCACCTGATAAACAAGTTAGAGCATTTGCTAGAGGTAGATCCAGAATGGGTTCATCTTTATTTGCAGGTGGTTTAGTTTTTGCAGGACAAGTAGATAACCCTGAAGCACCAGTAGCAATTACAGGAGGTCTTCCTAAAAACAGACATCAACGAGAAATTTTATTAGCTACAGGTTATCAACCTTACTCAATAAGATTATTTGCAACAGAAGAAGATATAAAAAAATATGGTGAAAAAGGTACAGCTTATGAAGTTGTAAAGGGTGAAAATGATTCTATTAAATACATTAGAGGTGCAGATGGCAAAATTAAATATAAATATATTAGTTTCAAAAGATTAGAACCTTACGCAGGTTTTTTAGCTTTGGCTGCTGATACTTATAGAGTTGGTGGATATTTAGTTAATAGAGAAGAAAACAAATTAAAAAACGAAGCTTTAAATCAAGTTTTATTAGCTGCTATGTATGACAGCACCATAGATAAAACATTTATAAGTGGTATAGCTGAATTATTTCAAATGTTTGAAGAACCATATAGATTAAACTCTTTTATTACAAAAAGAATTGCACAAACTTATGCAGTACCTTTTTCTAGTGGACAAAAATTTATAAAAAATGTTTTAAATACAGGAGCATTTGGTTACGAATCAGATGGAAATATAAGAATGGATAAACGTGTAGCTAAAGGCGAATTTGAAGGAGACTATAACCCACTTATATTTGCACAAAGATTAGTAAATGAACTAGCAGGTTTAACACCATACGGAGATGCAAAAGCTAGACCTTATCAAAATCATATTACAGGTAAATATTCTATTGTACCTTCTGGTTTTGGTAGAGATGAATGGAATGTTTTATTTGATGGTTGGGCAACAGATACAGTTTCAATAAATGATCCAGTTATGACAGTATTAGCGGAGACAGGAGGAGAGTTTGCACCACCAACTGATGTATTAATTAGTGAAGATGATAGAGGTGAAAGCTTAGAATTAGATAGTACAGAATTAGCAAGCTTAATATATGCTACTGCTACTTATACAAAAGGTGCTTTGGG